CTTGCGACGAGTTATCGGGCCGGCGTGAGTGCCAACGGGCATATCCCCAGGGGGGTTCGTTGGTCTCTTTCGTCGGTCCGTACCGAATTGCCAGTTAAACTAGGGTGTCGGGTTCCGTGGTGGGGGTGCTGCCCCCTGAGCTTACCTGCTGAGACGCCAGCTAGGTGGCACGCCGCGTTAGACGCCAACGCGGTGAGTGCTAGCGGTTGCGGCCGCTAGTATCCGGAAGCCCAGCTCGCTTCGTAGGAGATAGGCTGGTCCGCTGGTGCGGGTATCATTGCTAGCCCTTAGGCTTGCCGGTGGCGTTCGCCTTCAACCGCGCTGCCCAATTAAAGGCTTTTGCGTAGAATTCGGCGCCTGGTCGCCTGTTAGCAATGCTTCTCGTCTGCCTACCCTCCAAGGGTGACAGCCAAGGGCTAATATCGATTAGCGCTAGCTGGCAGGTGATGTTGGTGTAAAATCCATCATTAAGGGCCAACTTGGTGTAAACGCTAGTCGTCCGAGGGTCAGATTCGCCATACACGTTGGCGGGGGTCATCGCTCCGCGTTTAGCAAACACCGTAGGGTCTTCAAGGTGTTCCACTAGCTCGTTACCGGCCCCCGGGAAAATGGGGCTCGGGCCTCCTGGAGGGCTCATGAGTCTGGTGAATACGGTGTGCCATAGTTCGCGTGCGGCTTTAGCTTTCCCGAGGTCGTTAAACCACATGGTCATGACAAGCTTGATGTCGTCATCCACTGGGTTGTAGTCGGGGAACATGCCCATGTCCTTGCCATATGGCGGTAAAGTGGGGCCGTCGAACCTTGGGTCCATGATTAGTATATACCGGTAGGGTGGCTGGCCCATACGCGTCTCGATGCCGTTGATTTTGCCTGGGATGTTTGTGGCATCGAGTATCATCTGATCCAAGTTGGGCTCGGCTTGACGGTCGTTCACACGTGCCGCACCTCCCCCGAAAGCCTGCGGTTCAGGTTGCGCGCGAATTAATGTCGAGCCAGACAAGTCTTCGTGGTTCGCTATGCTGGTGGAGACTAGGTCGTAGATGTTACCCATGTTGATGTTTTTGTCTTTGTAATCAAACCTTAGGGGTATCAGACCGTCTGCGAGCACTGCCTTGGGGCCAACAGTGCCCCACACTTTTGGGCCATTTTGCCGCGGCGTGACGCCATACATAGTCTTCTTTAAATCTTCGAGTGCTCTCTTAGTGCGAGCCGCAGTTGATTCAGTGGTCGCAGGCATCGGTGTGGTGGTAGCAGACTGTGGCTGTTGGGTTGTCGCCGCGGTGGTGGTGGTGCCGGTAATGGGGGGCACCGTGCCACCGTTGTTGATGGCGCATTTTGTCGCGAAAGTAGATATCAGCGTTCCGCAAGGGTTGCACGTGATCGCCTGGCCGGAAAACTGTACGGCATAGCTCATCTCAAATGACAGTGATACGGGGCAGGTGTTGCAGTTGCCCGCTGTGTCCACTATCACTACAATTTGGCCTTGCACGGACACGCTTGAGTTCTGGGCGCTGAGGAGGTAGGTGTTCACTGGGGCAGTCAATCCTCTAGCGTTGAAAGTGGTCGCAGTTTGTTGCCAAAAGGGCGCGGACACGCTACCCCGCGTGCTTCGCACCTTTCTGATGACGCAATCGACATTAGGGTCACAGAAATCTTGGGCTACATCCGGTACTATTGCGGCCATGTAGCCGCCGGCAGTGCTCGTAGGGTTCCTCGTCACAACGCGGAACGAGACGTGCGTAAACCGGTAGTACTCCCAGATGCTTGCTGCCTGATATAGGCGCGTGCCCGGGAAGGCCAGTGGCGTCAATGGTACCCGATAGATGACCGTGCCTGGTGCCGCAGTACTGGGCACGGTTACGGTGGTTATGTACTCCGTGCCTCTCAGTACAGTGGCGTTTGAGGTCGTATTACGCCCGGCTGGGCGTTTTTCTGCCATAGCAACTGGAGGGCCACTGCTGCGAGTGCGATTACGGGCCCTACGTACAGCAGGAGGGCGGTTACCACGGCTAGAACGAGCATTAGGTTGTTGCTTAACATTTTGCTTCGATTGTTTCTTCGGTGGCATTCCGGTGAGCTGGGTTAGAATTAATCCTGGTGACGCTCTCTCAGTCAGGATACGCTGGGCCCACGTACACCCCGGGGTCGATCCCGTTGACTAGGGCGTTTATGAACGTGCTGTGGTCGGCGTTGGAGAGGTAACGTTCAACTGCATATTGCACGCCTATGGGTATCCCGAAAGCTTTCTCAAACGATACTCGAGCCGATGGTAGGACTTCGAAGGACTTCCAAGGTTTGGGTTCGTAATGGATGCGAACCTCGTCGTAGTCGTTGAGTTTCAGGGCTTTCGCACCCCTGGCGTGCCGTATGAGGTACTCCGCGAAACACTGTAGGATGGGTACTCCAGTGTTGCATGCGTATTCACATTCGCCGATCGCTCTGCACAGTCGTAACCACCCTTTGCCCGGGTAAACGTTAACAGAGTGAACGGCTCTGTTAACGACTCTCTCGGGGTGTCGTACCATGCGCCATGTGCCGGGGGCCAGCTCAACGGGCCGGCACTGGCAGAAAGTGATGCTTTCAAACGTGTCAGTTTCATCCTCGAGTTTGGTGGTCATCCCTAACTCCTCACATCTAGGTAGTAATAGGGGCACGATCCAACGATCGGATTCCTCGATCACGGTAACACTGTCGTCACCGTCTATGTAGACCATGTGGCGTACGCCCGCGAACGCATGTTCGAGTATGGCAAGGTTGTTCAAGCTGTTGCCTAAACTGGTGTTGTACTCGCCACTCATCCGCCCGCCACTGCTTACGTAGAGCAGTTTGTTATGCGTCATTCCCACGTTGTACAACTGAGCCTTCAAGAGGTCACGCAGCTCGAAGTTGCCTGGGTAGTATGACATGTAGATGCTGTGTTCACAACGCAACATTTCCGCATGCTGGTGGGCATCAAACCTACTATGGTCCATCATCACGTAGTATGGGCGTTCAAACCGGCTGGACATGTGCCTCAATTGCCTCGCCCTGGCAAATGAATTGTGGCATTTGGCGAAATATATCTTGTCCGGGTCTCTCTCGTGGAAGAGCGCTTTCTCTATTGGGTAAAGGTACTGGCTTAGCCTGGCAACGTAGCGCTCGTCGCGATGCTGGATTAGCCTAGGCGTGGTGAGTCTCCCCGCCTCCTTGGTGGTGTCGGCCTTCTCCTTCTTGACGAAGGCCTTTACGCCGCACATACGTTTGGTTACACCTGTGTTGCGAAGGTCATGATACGCGCGCTCATAGATCCTACGCTTGACCGATGTCTTTATGGAGAGGATGGTGGCCTCAGTTGCCATGACGACGTGCTTGAGCGGTAGGGCCGCCCTCGCTTTCGTGAAGGCTCGTCTAACCGCTACTTCGTCGTACATTGGTGTGTCACATAAATGCCTGTCGTGCAATGATATGTATTCATTATGACTACATGGGGTGAAGCATGTTTGGGATTGCACGCCGGTCATTATTGGGTTGAGGGGCAGAAATTGATAGATGTAGCTGCGGTGGTTGCAGCTCCGGGCGGTCACCATCGAGATACTATTGCCCGGGCGTAGTTCGCGTTCGGCTTCGCCCGCGTAGCAGATGCCTCTACGCACCGGGCAGTATCCTCAAGCCTTGTTGTCGTCAAGTCGTATGCCAACTCGACGGCCCAGCCAGTCCATGGTGTACCCAACAATGCCCTTGCTGTGCATCTTAGACTGCTTGATTCGCTCCCTGAAGTACTGGGTACCGTGCCTGGTTTGGCGCAGCATCTGTTCGTCCTCGGTAGCGAACGAGGCGTGGGTAATCACCTTTATGATCAGCTGGTGCTTATCGCGCTCCTTGACCATGTCACTCATGATGTCTTCGATCACGGTCGCGGGTAGGTCGTCCGCTAGCGCTGCGGCGGCTTCCTTCTCGCGCTTGGTGTTGTGGTCCTTGATGTAGCGCTCGCAGAAATTCGCTGCGCTTGAGTCGAAGGCTGGGCCCATTACCGCGCCGATCATCTTGGTGCGGACGTTGCTGAGTAAGTCGTCCCAGATGGGGTGCGGATGCCTCTCGATGCGGCCTTCGCGTGCCACCAACTTTTCCGAATGGGTCAGGGGTCTTGCGAATTGTTCGCTTGTCGCCAGCCACCGCGGCGGTGTCGTCCTCGGCAGTGGGCATCCTTTTGCGCTCCAAGAACGTGGAAGCCCGGTCCCCGCCTTGCCCGTGGCTTTCCTGGCCATGTTGTTATTGTTCGGGTGTCGCTCGTGCCGCACGCCAGAAACTAGCTTGTCAACAACGACTGCATATGACGCGCCGTTTGGCATCGTGACAGTTTCCTCGACTAACAGCGTGGTCAGGGGCGCTGGGTTGGGGCCTTGTGGTTCGGTATTGGTAGCCGATTCGTCAACGTCCACATCGTGGATGGCCAGTGGGGCGCGTCCCACAGGCTCTGGGAGGGTCAAACCGGATGTAATGTTGGTTGTGGGGACATAGAGTGGTTGTGGCTCGATTGGGTAGGTGGGTGCATCACGGAATTCGACGGGCGGTGAAATGATGTTGCCAGTGGAAATGGTCACCACTGGCTCGATGTGCCCTTCCGTGGCCTCATTGGCTCCAATGGGCCGCAATGCTTCAGCGGGTTCCTCGACCTCATCTGCCGCCTCGTTGAGCACTTGTATGCCGCCATCATCAAACCGGGCGAACACGTCGAATGTCACCTCGACCATGTTCACCTGCACGGGCTTCTCGTCAACGGTTGTATACTCATGCCCACAGGGCAGGCATTCCCAATGGATCATGCCGTGCAGTGAACCGTAGTGCACGCTGACTCGTCTGCCGCACATCGGGCATTTTGGGCTTTGCCGACTGGTATACGGCGGCGGGGGATCCTTGTAGCGGGCGTGCGTCACGTCTTCAGCGGTGTAGCGCTTAGCGAACTTTTGCTCGTAACGCTCCGTCACACTCAGTTCCCCCATAATGGCTTCAAGAGATTTCTCGCTGTCGGTTTGGGTTGCTGCCTCGGTGCCGAGCTCATAGCCCGTTGTGTGGCCCTTCTTCACGCACGTGTCGAGGCTACTACAACTGTTCGTTTGAGGGCAGTAGAAGAATTCGAATTCACCCGATACGCCTGCGCTTCCTTCGCAGGGTTCGACGGCTCGCTCGATACGTTGCATGTGATAACGTATCTCCCGGTGTGCGCCGCTGCACAGCGGGTCTAGGCGCTTTAGCGACTCGACGGCCTCCGCATACATGCGAGTTCGCTTTTTGTGGGTCAGGTTGTTTTGGCCCATTTTGGGACTTGGCGCTCGATCGGTAGGCTGTGCCCCGACCGTTTGGTGTTGCTTGGAGAGTAGCATCTCCGTCCAAAATGCTTCCCTCCACTGTGGTGCTCGCCTTGCTGCGGTTGCACCATGAGCATTGGCCCATTGCGTCCTCAATGCTCGCGCTTCGCGTAGTACCTCAATAGGTGGTTTGTTGGTATCACTCGCCTTTGTGGTCATCACCTTTCGGCGTCAAGCCC